ACGCGAAGCGCCCAAGCTAGAAATAGCGTTTTTTTCAAAAAATTTAAAGCCGTCCGGCCGCCGGGCCCCTTTTTTTACCGCCCTTTTTGAATTATTTTAGCGGCTTTTTCTCTCTGAAAATAGCGACTTGTAAACCGTGCCGGCACCGGGCCCGCTCGAGGATCCGGGCGCCAGGCCGCGCCAGGTCCGGCCGCCCGCCGGGCCCAGGACGTTTGACTATTGGATTAGTCAAAGGTATATTTAGGGATATGAGGGCGTTTTTAAACATTTTCCGCGACGTGGCCGCCTGGGCCTGGCCGATATTGCGGATCATTTTTGCCTTGTGGGCCCTGGTTATACTACGAAACTACAACCGATATAACGCCGGCCTGGGCGAGCGCGTGGCCGCCGTCGAGGTCCGGGCGATCCGGGCCGAGCGGGCCGCCGAGCAATATTACACCCTGGGCGCCCAGCATTACGACAAACTGGATCGGATCTTAAAACTCAAACGAAATAAAAGGAAATTACGCCGTGCAAAATTTACGGCCGAGCGAGCGCCCGCCGCGTTACTCACTGGGCAAGGTGGTAATTGAACCGTCGCCCGTGGGCCATTATACGACTTACCGGGCCTGGACCGAGATCAACGATCAGTTAACGGACGCCAGGATCGAAAATAAATTATTACGGGATTTTATAACCCGGATCGTGGGCCGGCCGGCGGCCGAGATCGACGACTGGATCAAGTCAAGGTTTTTCACGGCCCAAAAGGCCAGGGCCAAAATTAAACAGGAGGTTTAAACATGGAATTAAACATTGAGATCGGGATCGGCCGCAAGGGCCAGGCCGGGATCGCCCACAAGGTAACGCTCGAGGTGGGCGGCGACTTGAACACGGCGACAACCTGGGGGGATCTGAAAGAGGCCGCCGAGTTAGCGGACGTAAACGACGCGGACAAAATATTTTTAAGCGTCGCGGCCGGGACCGAAACCGTTTTAGAAATTAAGCATTAAATAGCCGTACCGCGCCGGCGTGTCGTAGCCCAGGAAGCGGGATCCAGGGAGCGCGCGCCAGGCCGGGCGGCCCATAAGGTTTTTATAATGGCCCTGGAAAAAATGAGCCGCGCCAGGCGGGCCGGCGTCGCCGCCGCCGAGGCAATTATTGAAATGGTTAATTTAATGTATCAAAATAAAACGGCGTTAAATTTTTTCAAGGGCTTACTCGACACCTTGAAAGCAGAATATAAAAGGCGGTTAATAAAAAGGCGGTAAGATGATAAACCACGCGATCGACGCCCTGGAAATGGAGCGCGATCTATTACGCGAAAAGGCCGGCGTCAAACGTGCCGAGTTAAGGTATTACCACAAAGAGACAACCCAGGACGTTAAGGACATGGAGCGCCGCGCGGACGAGTGCGATCGGGCGATCAAGTTTTTATATAAAAACGAAAAAGCGATCAGCGTAAAGCCGGTATCGGCCGGCGGCAATGGTGCCGGGACCCGAGGCAACCCTAAACACCTGGCCAAGTGCAAAGAGCGATCATATTTTTATTGTAAGACTTGCCCGGACCGCCAGGCCCGGACGTGTAACCTGGTTAGATATAGGAATAAAAAATAATGACAATTGACGAGTTAATTTTATGGCTGGGCGTCCGTTTTTCCGCGCTCACTTATGGCCCGGAAAAATTAGCGGATCACCCGTGGGCCGTTACTTTTATCCATAAGGAAAAAGCGATTAAGTCGCCAGGTTTTAAGACACCGATCGAGGCCCTTGAATATGCGATCAGTTTCTTAATTGAAAATGATCCAAAGTTTGAAAAGGGCGAGGGTTAACAAATGGGCGATCTTGTTTCAATGCGGGAATTAAGCCGACGGGCCGGCGTGACCTTACGGGCGATCCAGGTCGCCGTCGAGACTGGCCGGATCGCGCCGGTCAAGACCGAGCAACGCGGCAAGCGGACCCGCGTATTTTTCGACGCCGATCAAGCCGTGGCCGATTTTCACGCCACGCGGTCCGAGGCCCGGCACCATATTTTAACCCGTGCCGAGGCCGGCAAGGGCCCACAGCCGGATTATAAGCGCCCGGACGACAAGATCAAAGATAACGCCCAGGTCACGGCGCCAGCCGCCACGCCGCCGGGCCCGCCGGATCCTAAAAATCTAAAACTATTCAGCGCCGGCGACGGGCCCGCCCAGGGCGCCCAGGCCGGCCCGGTCACGCCACAGCAAGCCACGGACGGCCGCGCCGGCTATACCTTAAACCCGGCCGCTAAAAAATTCCACGATCACCGGGCCGAGCGCGAGGAGTACACGGCTAAAATGGCCGCGCTGAAATATAAAACCGAGGCCGGCGAGTTAATAGCGTCCGGGCCGGTTAAGGTCCTGTTTTTTGAACTGGGCCAAAAGGTCCAAAGCAATATGTTAGCGATCCCCGGCCGCGTGTCCGCGATCATTGCGGCCCAGCAAAACGAAAAAAAGATTTACGATCTATTAACCGACGAGATAACCCAGGCCCTAGAGTCACTTAGCAACACGCCGATCGAGGATCTAATTGGAAAGTGACGCCGGCGCGGTCCTGGCCGCTTTCCAGGACGGTTTAAGGCCGCCGCCGGATCTGACCGTTGACGCCTGGGCCGATCAATTCCGTAACTTACCACGGATAAGTAGCGGCGAGCCTGGGCGCTGGCGTACCGGCCGGACCCCTTATTTACGCGAGATCTTACAAGAGTTAAGCCCACGATCCCACGCGGAAAAAGTGGTATTGATGAAAGGTAGCCAGATCGGCGCCACGGAGGCCGGGATCAATTGGTTATTGTCGATTATTGACAACGCGCCGGCGCCCACGTTAGCGGTCCAGCCCACGATCGACCTGTCAAAGCGTTTTAGTAAACAACGGATCAGCCCGTCGATCCTAGAGTGCCGGCCGATCCGTAACAAGGTAAAGGACAATAAAAGCCGTGGATCTTCAAATACCATTTTGCAAAAGGATTACCCAGGCGGGACCCTGATCATAACTGGCGCTAATAGCGCCGTGGGTTTGCGGTCTATGCCGGTTTGTAATTTGTTCGCGGACGAGATCGACGGCTGGCCGGCGGACGTGGACGGCGAGGGCGATCCCCTGGACCTGGCGCGCCGGCGTAAAACCAATTTTGCGCGCCGGAAAGAGTTTGATTGCTCGACGCCCACGATCGCGGGTATGTCCAGGATCGAGCGCGAGTTTAACCTATCTGATCAGCGTTATTATAACGTGCCTTGCCCGTTTTGCGAGGGCTTACAAAAAATAACCTGGGACAAATTAAAATTTGATAACCACGATCCTAAAACCGTTAGAATGATCTGTGAATTTTGCCACGCCGAGATCCGGGAATATCATAAAACAGAGATGTTAAATAAAGGTAAATGGATCGCGGAAAACCCGGAAAGTGAAACGCCCGGTTTTCACCTGTCCGCGCTTTACTCGCCCCTGGGCTGGTATAGCTGGCGCCAGGCCGTCGAGGATCACCTTGCCGCCCTGGGCGATCCGTTAAAGCGTAAGGTTTGGGTTAATACGGTCCTGGGCGAGTTATGGGACGAATCTATTACAACGGTCGATCATAATTGGTTAATAGAGCGTTGCGAGCAATACCCGGCCCAGGTCCCGGCCGAGGCCGTGGTTTTAACTTGCGGCGCCGATACCCAGGACGATCGGATCGAGGCCACAATAATAGGCACCGGCAAAGATAACGAGACGTGGTTAATTGATCACCGGGTATTAATGGGCGATCCCGATCAGCCGCAAGTTTGGCAAGACCTGACGGCCTTATTAAATAGTGAGTTTGAACACGAGCGCGGGTTTAAGATTAATATAGGATGCACCTGTATTGATGCAATGGGACACCATACCGACGAGGTTTATAAATACTGTAAAGAGAATTTTAACCGGCGCGTATTTGCGATCCAGGGCGCCCGTGGGCCAGGCCGGCCGCTCGTTATTAATTATACCTTGAATAAGCGCGCCGGCGTTTATTTGTTTCACCTGGGCGTTGATCAAGGTAAAGAGACATTATACAACCGGCTAAAAATCAAAGATCCTGGCCCTGGGTTTTGTCACTTTCCAGAAAAAGATCATATTAACGAGGGCTATTTTAAACAGCTTACGGCCGAGAAAAGGTTATTAAAAAACAACGCCGGGATCCCGCGCCTGACCTGGATCTTACCAAAAGGAAAACGTAACGAAGCCCTTGATTGTTACGTTTACGCGCTGGCCGCCTTGAATATTTTAAATCCAAATATTAATTTATTAATTGAACAAAATAAAGTTTATAGATACGACGCGGCGCCGCCTAAAGTCCGGCGCTTTAAAAGAGTATTAAGCCAAGGAGTACGTTAAATGCCTTTAGACCTTGCCGAGGCCCAAACGTTACTAGACTTGTGGATCGCGGCCGATAAAGCCGTAGCCACGGGACAAAGTTACACGATCGGCGGCCGGTCCTTAACCAGGACAAACGCCCGAGAAATTACAGAAAAGATCAAGTTTTACCAGGGCCAGGTTAACGCCCTGACAGACGGCGGCGGCGCCGTCGTTAAGCGCGTGGTCCCGCGCGATATTTAAAAAATTTGCTTTTTTGGCCGTTTAAAAATATATTTATAGAAAAATGGCCATAAGCAAAGCATTAAACGGGAAACCCGCGCCCATTATTAGCCTGGGTTTTCTCGATCGCTTTGTAAATTTTGTTTCACCCGCTCGCGGCCTCGCCCGTATTAAATCCAAAGCACAGATCCAGCACCTACAAAATAGCGGCATAGTGTCCGGCAATAACAGCCGGCGATCCATGCGCGGCTGGCAAACGGACAGCGCCAGCGCGGACGCGGATCTTATTCCCGGCCTGGACACGATCCGCGCCAGGTCCCGCGATCTTTGGGCAAACGCGCCGATCGCCCGTGGCGCCTTGCGGCGCGCCAGGACTAACGTAATAGGCCCAGGCCTGATCTTGCAATGCCAGATCAATAAGGACGCCCTGGGCCTTACTGACGAGCAAGCGGACGACTGGGAAAGAGATACCGAGGCCAGGTTTGACGCCTGGGCGTCAAATAAAGACTGTGACCTTACCCGCGTAAATAATTTTTACGAATTACAAGGCCTGGCCTATTTATCAATGTTAATGAGCGGCGATCTTTTTAGCCTATTGCCGCGTAACGAGCGCCTTAATATTGACAGCGATCTAAGGATCGCGCTTTACGAGGCCGATCAGGTATCTAATCCACAATACAACATGGACACCGATAAACTGGCCGGCGGGATCGAACTGGACCGCAACGGCGCGCCGGCTAAATATTGGTTTACCACAAAACACCCCGGCGGCTTTATGGTCCCAGGCCTACAGTGGATCGGCGTGCCGGCCTTTGGGCGCCTGACCGGCCGGCGTAACGTGATCCACCTATTCCAGCGCGAGCGGCCAAACCAGAGGCGAGGCGAGCCTTTTCTTAGTCCAGTCGTCGAGTCATTAAAACAGCTTACCCGCTACAGCGAGGCCGAGTTAATGGCCGCCGTTATTCAGTCCTTTTTTACTGTCTTTGTCAAGCAAGAAATTAAATCAGCAAACCCTTTACAGCAATCGATCGACGCCAGCCAGCGCCTAACGGATCCGGCCAGCACGCCACAAGATAAGGCCATGTATGAAATGGGCAACGGGAATATTATAGGCCTTGATGAAAACGAAAGTGTTGAAATGGCCGATCCTAATAGGCCGTCGTCAAAGTTTGATCCGTTTTTTACGGCCGTGGTAAGGCAGATCGGCGCCGCCCTCGAGATCCCGTTTGAACAATTAATTTTGCATTTTACGGCCAGCTATTCCGCGAGCCGTGGCGCCTTGCTCGAGGCCTGGAAATTTTACCGGGACCGCCGGATCTTCATGGGCCGTAATTTTTGCGATCCGATTTATCAAGAGTGGTTATACGAGGAAATTATAAAAGGCCGGATCCGGGCGCCTGGTTTTCTTACGGACAATTATAAACGCTGGGCCTGGTCGCGTGCCGGCTGGGTAGGCCCAGGCCAGGGCCAGATCGATCCCGTTAAGGAAAGCAAGGGATCCAAGATCAAACTCGACGAGTTACTAAGTGACTTTGAAACCGAGTACACGGCGATCCACGGCGGCAACTGGGAAGCCGCAATGCGGCGGCGTAAACGCCAGGAGAAATTTTTAGAGCGGATCGGCGTCGAGCGCCAGAAAACCACGGCGGCCGGCGCCGGCGCGGCCGGATCGGTCCAGCTTGATCTTTTTGAGGGCCAGGACAGGACGGACCCCTTACCCGAGGAGTAAAAAAAATGGATCCAATTTTTGAAAGCCTGGGAAATTATTTTAAAAATTCAACGTCCTGGGATCCACAAAATCCATACCCTAACGAACATAGCGCCAGATTAAGAGATCCCGGCGACTTTAAAGAAAAACCCGATTGGTCAACGGGCGGTAAATTCCGGCGTACCGCCGGCGGCGTTATATACGGATCTAAGAGAGTGCCCACGACGATCGGTATTATTTGGGGACAGCTTAAAACACAGAGCGGCCAGGCCGCCGCGCCGCAAGCGTTAAGATTCCCGATCCGCAACTGGACCGAGGCCGCCGCCCGCAAGTGGTTAAAGGATAACAGTATTACCTTTATCCGTTTTGAGCCGGCCGCGCCCAAAAAAGATCAAGCGCCGGAAAATGCCTATAATTGCCAGTGTATCAAGTGCGGCTATAAGGTCACAAGTGATAAGCATTGTAATACTTTTAAATGTCCAAAGTGCGGCGGGACAATGCGACGGGCCGAGCGCCCAGGGCCCGGCCAGGACGAGGGCCCGCGTCAATCCTGGTATGATATACAGGACCGTAACGACGGGACCGCCGATATTTATATTTACGACGAGATCGGCGGCTGGGGGATCGAGGCAAAGGAATTTATAAAAGAATTTAACGCGCTCAAAGCGTCAAAGGTCAATATTCACATTAACAGCCCAGGCGGATCCGTGTTTGAGGGCTGGGCCATTTACAACGCAATAAACAACAATTCAAAAGGTAAGATCGTTAACACCTTTATTGAGGGGATCGCGGCGTCAATGGCTAGCGTGATCGCCCTGGCCGGCGACTATATTAACATGAGCGAAAATAGCCTTTTCATGATCCATAACCCGATCGGCGGCGCGCGCGGCGAGGTTAAGGACCTGGAAAAAGTGATCGAGATCCTTAACAAAATTAAGGATTCAATTGTTAATATTTACCATAAAAAAACCGGGATCGAGGCCGACGAAATCAAAAAAATGATGGACGCCGAAACGTGGTTTACAGCCCAGGAGGCCCTAGACGCCGGATTTATCGACAAGATCACCGAGCAACTGGCGGCCGCCGCCACGTTTGATTTGTCTAAATATGATTACCGCGACAAACTTAAATATGGAGAGTTAATAAAAAACTTTAACCAAAAACAAACCCAAAACCCAGGAGGTCAAACAATGGATAACCTGACGCTGGAAATTTTAAAAGCCCAGTACCCGGACATTTACGATCAGGTAAAGGCAGAAGTCAAAAAGGGATTTTACGACGAGGGCCACGCGGCCGGCGTAACCGAGGGAACCACGGCCGGCGCCACGGCCGAGCGCGAGCGGATCCAGGCGATCGAGTCGATCCAGATCAAGGGCGCCGAGGCGATCGTTAACGAGGAAAAGTTTAAGCCCGAGGCCACAAAGGAAAGCGTTAGCGCGCTGATCCTGGAAAAGCAAAAGGCCGGCGAGTTGAAACTTAACAACGCCCTGGACACGGACGCCGCCGAGGCCGCCGCCGCCGCCGCAAAGATCGACGGCCAGCCCACGGGCGACGACGAGGCCGAGGAGGCCGCCGCCGCCGCCGAGATCGCCGCCGGATCCAAGCCCGTAGGCGTCGAGTAAAAAACAGAAAACAAAAAAAAATCATTTAACAAGGAGTAATGAAAATGAGTGAAACTTACACCCCTGACAACCTGATCGCTGGCGACTTTCCCCTGGTTAGCGACGAGGTAACGGTTATTAGCGGTCAAAACGTGGCCCGTGGTTGCGTCCTGGGCAAAATCACCGCGAGCGGGAAATATACCGCGTGCGATCAGCTTGCAAGCGACGGATCGCAGACGCCCGAGGCGGTCCTTGCCCAGGCAACGGACGCGAGCGGCGGCGACGTGACAAAAGCGCCGGTTTACCTGACGGGCGAGTTTAATAGCTCGCTCTTGACGTTTGGCGCGACGACAACGGCCGCCGATCTCAAAGCCGCAATGCGTACAAAGTCCCTTTTCCAGAAAGCGCCCGTTACCGATTAGCGGGTTAAACGAGTCATAAACCATAAACCTTTAACAAAGGATCAAAAAATGGCAGTCGATATTTTCCAAACCCGCGTAATGTTACGGGCCCTTGATCAGCTTTACAAGCCCAAAATGTTTTTAAGGGACCTGTTTTTTACCGAGGTCAAAACGTCAAACAGCCGGCACGTCGATATTGACATTATGAAAGGCAAGCGGCGCCTGGCGCCCTATGTGTCGCCCTTGATGGAGGGCAAACAGGTAGAGCGGATCGGCTTTACGACAAACAGCTATGAGCCGCCCTATGTCAAGCCTAAAATGGTCACGACGGCCACGGAGTTTTTAAACCGCTCAATGGGCGAACATATTTACGAGGGCAACAAGACGCCGGCCCAGCGCGCCCGCGAGGCCCTGGGCAAAGACCTTTCAACCCTTAACGAGGAGATCGACCGGCTGGAAGAAAGCCAGGCGGCGGCGGCCCTTGACGGCGGCGTTATTACTTGCGTGGGCGACGGCGTAAACGCCACGATCGACTTTGGAATGGCCGCAACCCACAAGATCACGCTCACGGGTAACGACTTGTGGACCGACGAGACAAACGCAAACCCGCTCTTAAATCTCAACACCTGGAAACGTTTGATCGCAAAGGATAGCGGCCTTGTCCCGGACACCGTGATCATGGGAGAAACGGCCTGGGATAATTTTATTAAGCACCCGAAAGTAAGGACCGCCCTGGACACCCGCCGGATCGACCTGGGAATTATCGATCCCCGGACCTTGCCCAACGGCGCGCAATACATGGGCACGCTTAAAGAGGTCAACGTTGACGTTTACACTTACGACGAGTGGTATTTAAATTCCTCGGCGGTCCTGACCCCTATGGTCAACGTTAAAAAGGTCCTTATGGGATGCACAAAGGCCAGGGCGATCCGTCACTACGGCGCGATCCAGGATCTCCAAGCCCTCGCCAGCGTGTCGCGCTTTCCGAAATCCTGGACCAAAGAGGATCCGAGCGTCCGCTATGTCATGATCCAGAGCGCGCCCTTAATGGGCTTACACCAGGTTGACGCCTTTGTTACGGCCCAGGTTATAGCGTAACGAGAAAAACCTTTTTTTGGATAAGTGAACCGGGCGGATCAAGGATGATCCGCCCAGGTTTATAACCCAGGAGGCGTAACAATGGCAAAAAAGAGTTTTACTTGCATTAATACCGTCGTTAATAACCACGTCTATTATAATCCCGGCGACACGATCGAAATGGACGCGGACGAGGGCCGGGCCCTTGTCGAGGCTGGCGTTTTAGAGGACCTTAACCCGGACCGTAAGGCCGCGTTTGAGGAGTCACAAAAGCCGCCGGCGCCGTACAAAGAGGATCTAACCCAGTTAAAGGGCGTGGGCCGTGAAACCGAGGCCATGATCAACAATATGGGAATTACCAATTTTCAAGGCCTCGCCCAGGCAAGCGTTGACACGCTCGCCCAGGTCCCAGGGTTAAGCGATCGCAAGGCAAAGGACATTATTAAGCAAGCGGCCAAACTGGCAAAAAAATATAAAAAATAAATGCCAGACTTTAAACAGCAATTAACGGACGATCTGGCCAACGTATTTTTTAACGAGGCCGAGTTTGCCGAGGAAATAACCTTGACACCGGCCGCCCAGGGCCAGAGCCCGTATAATATCAGCGCGATCTTTGACAGGGAATTTATAGACGTCGATCCAGAGACAGAGCGGCCTATTTTAAGCACTCACCCCGTAGCGCGGATAAATGAAAACGAGTTAGTCAACCCGCTACAGCCTGGCGACACCTTAACGATCCGATCTCAAATTTTTGAGATCAAAACCAAAGAGCCGGACGGCGTGGGCACGATCATTTTAGAATTAAAGGAAAAGATCAACTAATGGCCCACAAGCGTAAAGGGATCCGTGACAAGGTTTTTACCAAGTTAAACGGAAATATCACTTACGGCGGCCAGCCCGTTAATGTTTACCAAACCCGCGCGATCCCTTACTGGCGCGTACAATTACCGGCCGTTTCATTTTATTTATTTCAAGAGGACGCCGATCACCAGGAAAGCGCGCCGCGTGAATACTGGCGCAATTTACAACTGGCGATCCAGATCTTAGTTAAGGAAACCCAGGGCACGATCACGGATGATATAATTGACGACATAGCCGATCAGGTCGAAAAAATATTTTTCCTGGACCCAACGATCGACGACACGATCGACGATATGGCCCTGGTAAATACAAGCGTGGCCATTAAGGACGACGGCGAGATCATTTATAGCGCGGCCGTCCTGATCTTTAACCTGGAATACAGGACCGACGCGCCCGAATTTCAGCCCAGCCTTGCCGTTGATCTTCAAAGGTCCGGGACGAGTATAGGCATTGACAGCGTGAGCGTGTCCAGTATTGGAGCAACGATCACCTATCCAACTATAGGAGCGTAAAAAATGAAAAGATACGAATTTATAAAGCCCGCCCAGGGCTTTAAAGTTTGGGATCCGCAAACGGGCGCTTTTTTGCCCGAGGCCGGCCGGCGCGTCCTTTATGATCAATATTGGAGCCGGCGCCAGACCGAGGGCGCGATCGTGATCGTACCCACGGCCACGCCGCCCGTGTCGAAAAGCGCGCCGCCGCCCGTGTCGAAAAGCGCGCCGGCGCCCGTGACAAAAGAGGCGGATCCCCCGGTCGCTGAAAACGGGATCGCAAAAACGGCCCAGGACAAGGCGGCGCCGGACCGCGCCCAGGCCGACAAAAAAAGCAAAAAAAAAACTAAAAAATAATTTAACCCAGGAGGTCAAAAAATGATCTTTAATGCAATACCACAAACAAGAGTGCCCGGCCAATACGCCGAGTTTGACGTTAGCAACTTGCGCGCGGGCCTGTCAACCCTTAATTACAAAGTCGTTATACTGGGCCAGGGCACGGACGCCGGATCAGCCACGGCCAAACAGCTTTATTTAATTTCCAGCGCGGATCAAGCCGGCGCCCTGTTTGGGTTTGGATCCTTGATCCATACCCAGGCCGTTAAATTTTTCGCTAATAATTCCGTGTCCGAGGTTTGGGCGATCGCTACGACAATGGATCCCCTGGCCACGCCCACAAACAAGGCAACGGGATCGATCCAGATCACGGCGGCCGCCACGGGCGACGGGACCCTGGCGCTTTATGTCGCCGGCGAGCGGATCCCCGTGGCCGTGTCGAGCGGCGACGCCGCCACGGCGATCGCGGCGGCCATTAATGCAAAGATCACGGCCGATCATCCTAACTTACCCGTCAAGGCCAGCGTGGCAACGGACACCGTGACCTTTGAGGCCAAAAATATAGGCGTCGTCGGTAACTTTATCGACATAAGGGTTAACTATTACGAAACGGACGAGACACCGGCCGGCGTAACCTATACAGTAACGGCCATGAGCGGCGGGACCGGCGATCCTGACATATCAAGTGGATCGCCCAGCGTGATCGATCAGCTAGGGGATACCTGGTATCCTATTTTCTGTTTTCCATATACGGACGCCACAAATTTAGCCGCTCTTGAAACCGAGTTAGATCGCCGGTTTGGACCCGTCGAGCAGATCGACGGCGTGGCCTTTGCGGCCAAGTCCGCAACCCAGGCCGCCCTTGTGTCCTGGGGATCGTCCGAAAATTCCAAACAGGTAAGCGTTACCGGCATTTACGACGTGATGCAAACCCCGGAAATGGTCGCGGCCGCTATTTGCGGCCAGGTCGCGGCGGCCCTGTCCGTGGGCGGCGGCGCCGAGTCCCGGCCTTTTCAAACCTTGCCGCTTATCGGGATCAACCCGCCGCGTGAGGAAAACCGCTTTACTTTTACCGAGCGCGACGCCTTGCTTAAAAATGGGATCTCGACATTTAACACGGACGCCGGCGGCCAGGTAAGGATCGAGCGGCTTATTACCACTTATCAGACAAACGCCCAAAGCGCGCCAGATACAACGTGGCTAGATGTCAATACCCGATTTACCGCTATGTTTATCCGTTACGACTGGGTAACAAATCTTAAAAACAAATACCCGCGCGCAAAACTTGCGGCCGACGCTACACGAGTAGGACCTGGCCAAAAAATCATAACCCCGGCCGTGGGCAAGGCCGAGGCCCTGGCCCGCTTTGACCTTTGGGAAAAGGCCGCCCTTGTCGAGGACCTGGCATTTTTCAAGGCCAATTTGATCAGCGAAAAAGATCCGCAGGATCCTAACGCCCTTAACTGGTTTTTGCCGTGCGACTTTGTTAACCAATTCCGGGTAGGCAAGACACAGATCGGCGTTACGCTTTAAGCGCCCATAAAACAGGAAATAAAAATTAACCATTAACAAAGGATCAAAAAATGGCTGGGAACAAGCGCGCGGGTATTATATACCTTAAAATCGACGGCGAGGTTTACGACGCAAAAGGAAATTTTACTTATAACCTGGGGCGCCCTAAAAGAGAAATGATCGTGGGCGCGGACCGCGTACACGGCTATAAGGAAATGGTCCAGGTCCCGTATATTGAGGGCGAGATCACGGACAAACAGGATCTCGATCTGGCCGCCCTTTTAAACCTGACCGATTCAACCGTTACGCTGGAATTAAACAACGGCAAAACCGTTGTATTAAAACAAGCGTGTTACGCGGCCGAGGGCAACGGCCAGACCGAGGAGGGCAATATCCAATTGCGTTTTGAGGGGATCGAGGCCGACGAGATATAAAAATTTATCGAGTGTCAACCTTTAACTTTTTCCAAAAGGCGGTATTATGGAAAATGAAAAACAAGACGAAATTACCCGGCGAGAATTGCCGATCAAGATCGCGCTGGAAAAGCCGATTAACGACGGAGAAAAGGACCTAACAGAGATCGTTTTACGGCGCGAGCCCACGGGCGGCGACTGGGGCGCGTTTAATGTCCAAAACTCAACTATTTTTGATTTCTTGCGCGTCGCGTCAAAAATTAGCGGCGTGCCTTTCCCTGTCCTAAAAAAGATCGACACCAAAGCAACGTTTGAGATTATAGACGCCCTTAACTCTTTTTTAGGGTAAGCCTCGCGGACTGGAGCGAGGCGATCGCCTGGATCGGTCACGTTTTTCATTTTTCCGAGCGCGAATTATTGACAATGCCTAACGATCGAGTCAAGGCCTGGGCAAAGCGCGCCCAGTATATAATCGATCAGCTTTATAAAAAGGAAAAGTAAAAAAATGCCGGTCAACCCCCCGCCCATTAATGTAAAAATCAAGGGCCAGGATCGGATCTCGCGGACCCTTAACACCGTGGGCGCTAAGTTAAAAAAGTTTGGCGGCGGCGTGTCCCAGGCCGGCCGTACAATGTCCATGAGGATGACATTACCGCTTGTTTTGATGGGCGGCGCGGCAATCAAGGCGGCGGCTAATTTTGAATCGTCAATGTTAAATGTCCAGGCCCTAACCAATACCACGGGCGACACCTTTAACCAATTACGCGAGCAAGCTAAAACCCTGGGCGCTACGACTATGTTTAGCGCCAGCCAGGCCGGCGAGGCAATGGGCTTTTTAGCAATGGCCGGCTTTGATGCAAACGAGATCCTGGCGGCCACGCCGGGCGCCCTTAAACTCGCGGCCGCCGGCAACCTGGAATTAGCCGAGGCCGCCGATATTGCCAGTAACGTATTAACCGGCTTTAACCTGGAAGCTACGGAAATGGACCGGGTTAACCGGGCCCTGGCCCATACGGCCGCGTCGTCAAATACCAATATACAGCAACTAGGCGAGGCTATGAAATTCGCGGCGCCAGTGGCCGCCGGCCTGGGCGTGAGCGTCGAGGAAACGGCCGCCGCCGTGGGCTTTTTATCCAATGCCGGGATCCAGGCCAGTATGGCCGGGACCTCGTTAAGAAAAGCAATGATCAGCCTGGCGTCGCCCACGTCCGAGGCCGTAAGCATATTAAACCGGCTGGGGATCCGGCGATCTGATATATTGGACGCCGAGGGCCGCCTAAAATCATTTACGGGCGCGATCGAAGTCCTGGAAAAACGAGGCGCCACGGTCCAGGACACACTAAAGATCATGGGGATCCGTGCCGGCCCTGGCATGGTTAGCCTTATGGCCCAGGGATCCAAGTCATTAAGGGAATTTAACAAAGAGATAGGCGAGCAGGGCGCGGCCAGCCTGGCCCGCCTGGCGGCCGCCAGGACCCAGGGCTTTAACGGCGCTATGTTAATGCTTAAAAGCGCCCTGGAAAGCGTGGCCATTGCGATCGCTGACAGTGGCGTTTTAGAATTTTTAACCGGCCTGATCACGCGGGCCGCCGGCGCTTTTAGGGAATTGTCAAAAACAAACCCGGAGATCTTAAAGATCGGGTTTGCCGTCGCGGCGGCCGCCGCCGCCCTGGGCCCGCTTTTAGTTGTTATGGGCGGCCTGATCCAGGGCCTCGGCGTCCTGACGTTTGCGTTAAAGGCCTTTATAATTCCATTTAAAATATTTAATTTGCTTTTTGCTATTAGCCCAGTGGGCGCCCTTGTCCTGGCCGTCGGTTTATTGATAACCGGGATCGTATTATTAATAAAAAAATGGGACGTTATAATTTCCAAGTTTAAGAGCGGGTTTGCTGTCATTAGAAAAGTGGGCGGGTTTTTTAAATCAATATTTGGCGGCGGCGAGGAGGGCGAAGCACCCACGGCCGGCCGGCCCACGGCCGGCGCCGGCGGGATCGCGCGGACCGTCGAGGAGTCCCGCCGGACGACTACGACGACAAACGAGGCCCGCGTTAAAATGGAATTTAAAAACGTGCCGCCTGGCGCCCGTGTAACGACTGAAAACGAGGGCGTGGACCTAGAGCAAGATCTAGGGTTTGCCCAAACAGGATAAAAAATAAATGGCCTGGAAAGATGATCTAAAACCGGCGAGTTTTCGAGGGATCGCCTTTTTTGTCGCGTCGAGTGAAAGCACGGCCGGCCGCAAAATAGCGATCCATGAGTACCCGGAGAAAAACCTTGATAGCGTTGAGGACCTGGGCAGGGACACGCGCCGCTTTACTCTTGAATGTTACGTTATAGGCCCGGACTATAACAGGCAACGCGACGCCCTGATCGCGGCCTTTGAGCAAGCGGGCCCTGGGGATCTTGTTCACCCTTACCGTGGCCGGATCAAGGTAAGCCTGATCAGCATTGCCAGGATCCGCGAGGTAACAAAAGACGGCGGTATGGCCACGATCAGCGCCGAGTTTATGGAGACAGAGCCGCCCAGCGCGCCGGTCGAGGTAGTTAATACCCGTCAAAATATTTTAGACAAGGTTAACGACGCGATCGACGCCGGCCTGGCCGCTTTTAATGCCGCCTTTGATATTTTCCAAAAGCCGCAATATGTTTTAGATGATATATCTAAAACGATAAACAACGCAACCGTGGCCCTGGACACGGCAAAAAGTAACGGCAAAAAGGCCCTTGATTATCAGCGCGAGATCCAAAATATTAAAAACAACACCCTGGCCCTGGCCCTGTCCGTTACCGGGATTTACGAGGCCTTTGAAAATCTTTTTACGCTCGACGACACCCTGGCCGGCGTGTTTGAAAATCTGAAATTAAAAGATTTTGGGCGCGGCGAGTTAATAACCGAGCCAAATAATAACGCCCTTAATAAGTCGATCCGCGAGTTAGCGGTTATTGGATCCGCTAAAGCTATTACTGGCGTCGATTATAATAACACGGCCCAGGCCGCCGAGATCCGCGACGCCCTGGGCGTGGCCTTGGATCAATTAATGAATGAAGCGATCGACGACGTTTTATATAATACGCTCTATGAATTACGCGGCGCTGTCCTATTGGACATTGAACAAAGATCGATCGACATACCCGTTATTTTAAATATCGTTTTACCTGATTCATTGCCCAGCCTGTTTTTAGCTTATGATCGCTACGAGGACGTGGATCGGGCGCCGGAAATAGTAAGCAGAAATAACGTAATGCACCCCGGATTTTTACCCGGCGGCGTTGATCTGGAGGTTTTAAGCCGTGAGTAATAAACTAGGGCTTACTATAAAGGGCGCCAGGTTTGAGGGCTGGGAAAGCGTAAGCATAAAGCGATCAATAGATACGCTTTGCGGCAAGTTTACCGTGACCTTAACCGATCGCTGGACCCCGCAAAGTAAGGCCTGGCAGATCCGCGAGCAAGACAACGTATTAATAGAAATCGGCAATACGCCAGTATTAACCGGCCGCGTTGACGCCGTTAACGCTAATATCGGGCCCAGTGGTCACAGCTTAGAATTAGAGGGCCGGGATCTGACGGCCGATCTCGTCGATTGTAGCGTTATACAAGCGCCGGGCACCTGGAACAATGTAAAATTTTTTAATTTTGTTAACGCCCTGGCCGGTCCGTTTGGGATCAACGTGGCGATCAATACCGATATTTCAAACGACAAATTTAATTTTTCAATTGATAGCGGCGTTAAGATCTACGAGGTTTTACAAAACCTGGCCCAAAAAGAGGGCGTATTATTACAAACGGATCCTTACGGCAATTTAAGCGTGGAAAATAACGAGGCCGCCCGCGCCGACACCGGCCTAGCAATGGGCGACAATATAAAAAGCGCGTCGTGTTCTTTTGATACCCGCGATCGTTTTAGCCGGTATCTTGTACGCGGCCAGGACGCCGGCACGGGTAAAGCCCAATGGAAAAAAACCGCCGGCCAGATCCAAGGCGAGGCCCTGGACCCTGGGATCACGCGGTCCAGGCCATTATTGATCCAGGCCGAGACAAACGCGACGATAAAGACAGCCGAGCGCCGGGCCCAATGGGAAAAAACCACGCGGAAAGCGCGGGCCCTGGGCGTTACCGTGATCGTTGAGGGCTGGCAACAAACAGACAGCGATCAATTATGGGCCGTCAATAAATTGGTTAATGTATATATACCGCAATTTGAGATCGAAAATTTGGATCTCTTAATTGCCGGCGTCGAGTTTACAAAGGACACGGGCGGCACGCAAACAAAATTAGAATTAGTACCCGAGGACACGTTTTTAGTTAAGCCAGTGGCGCCGGCTAAAAAGAAAAAAGCAAAAAGCAAGGGCGGATCTAGATGGCTGGCCTAAAATTAATGGATCAAATAAATAGGTGGTTTAACCCCTGGCGGCGCCGGATCCTGTTAATGGTGGGCAAGGCCTTGATCAAGGCAGTAAAGGACACGGATAAATTGCAAGTGGTCCAGGTCGCCCTAATGAAAGATGAATTAAAAAACGACGTTGAGCGCGTGCAAGAGTTTGGATTTACGAGCAACCCGCCCGAGGACAGCGAGGCCGTGATCGTTTGCGTAGGCGGGACCCGATCTAATATGCTCGTGATCGCCACGGATTACAGCGCCGGCCGGCCTAAAGGCCTAGAGTCCGGCGAGTCAATGATCTATAATAAGGACGGGAAATATTTTAAAATAAATAAGGACGGCAAACAGGAATTTAAAAGCGCGGTTTATTTTACAACCCTGGACACTTTTTTAAATAAATTCCTGTCCCATACTCACCTGGGAAATAGCGGCGTGCCCACGGGCCCGCCCTCGACCGGGACCCCGCCCACTTTGCCGGCCGATTTTACCACGGGATCGTAATATGTCATATTTCACGGACAGCGACAATATAGAGGCCCTGGCCCTGGCGATCATTCCAGATCAGCCCACGGCCTCGGCCGAGGTCCGGGCGGCCCTGGCGGCGGCCCGCGAAAACATGAAAAGCAAACTATTAACCGAGACAGGAAAATTTATAAATGCCGGCCTAAACGATCTTTTTAGCACGGGCACGCCAGCGCCTAACGACGGCGGCCTGGCCTTACAAACGGCATGGAAAAATTACACGGCTTAAAAATGACAGGACAAGCGGCGATCACAGTTTTAGGAATTTTCGCAGGTAGCGCGACTATTATAATAGTCGCCCTTGTGGGTTTTATCGGCCGGGATCTGAAAGTACAAATTAAAAACCTAGAGACTGTTATTTTTAAGGAAATGGAAAAAAGGCAGTTAACAAAAATATGTGAGATAGAAATGGCCCACGCGGAAAAAGATCGAAAGGATATAAAGCGGGACATTGATAACGTGGCCAGGATAGCAAGGGGGGAAAGTGCCGGATCGTAAAATTACAATTAACCTAACCGAGTTAATTAAAATTATTACGATCACAATTACGATCCTGGGCGTGGGCGTGCCGGCCCTGGTTTACGTTTACAAAACTTATGATAAAATAAATTTTATGTTTGAGGCCTTTTACGAGGCGGCCAGCCCGGATAAAAAAGCGAGGTTTAAGCAATGAATTTAACAATAAAAATTGATCAAATAAAAGATGACGACGTGCATATTATAGCGACGATTTATAAAGACGGCCAGCCTTACGGGCGCCGCGTTTACGATAAAAAGCAGATCATTAATGAAGTGGACGATCTGGAATATGAAATTAAAAAAGCCGTCCGGGAATTATTGATTATCGGCGCTGAAAAAACAGCCGCCGAATTAAAAACCGATATTGAAAAAACGGCCCTAACTTTACGAGGTTAAAAATGATCATTTTACCGTCAAATTCAAGAATAATTTACCCTTACGCAATGCCGCAAGTTTACGGGACCGCGGCCCAGTTTTCAGTTTTATCAGATTCATTCACAATTGACGCCTCGGGCGAGCGGATCGCCTTTAGGATGGTCGCCGGCAGGAGCGGGACACTTACAAAGATCGGTTTTTATGTCGGATCGGTCACGTCGTCGCAAACCCTAAAGGTCGAATTACAAACAGTGTCTTTAACCACTGGCGAGCCGACGGGCACGCTTTACGGCGGATCCGCAAAGGGCACCCAGGCCAGCCCGTCCGCTAATACATATTACGAGGTAACGCTAGGGACCGCCGCCACGGTCACGGCCGGCGACTATATAGCCGTGGTAATAGAATTTGATTCAACGATCGGCAATTTACAAATCCGTTATGTAAGGACCGGCGCCGTGGTCGATAATACCGGCTATCCTGGCGTAATGATCAGGACCGGCGGATCCTGGTCAAATCAAACCGAGGCATGGCCGATCTGTCATTTTGTCTATTCGGGGACGCCGAATATTTTTGATTCAAATATGTGTTTTCCGATTAATGATTGTTTTGAACATTCGGCGGGGGGCGGGGCGACCGCCCAAATGGGATTAAAATTTACAATGCCGTTCAAAGCCCGAATGACGGGCGCGTATTTGGCATATCGCCCGCGCGGGGACAATACAATGAAATTATTAAAGGCCGATAACACGGTTTTAGATTCAATTTCACTTGACGAAAATGTATGGGGATCCACTACGTCGCATAGATGGACCTTTTTACCTTTGTCCGCGCCTGTT